CGCCAGTCTTTGGCGCTACTGATTAACCCGATGCCGGCGGCCTGGCTGCCGCCCACTTTCCTCAGGGTAGCCTCGACAAAGTTTCCCGTTTGGGTAATCTCCTGCAGCGAACGGGCGCGGGCAAAGCTGCCACTCAAAACTATTAGCGAGTTAACGTTGACGCTATCGAACTTCCCTATTCCATCGGATTCCAACAAGGCGGCAAGGGCCATCCCGGTCAGCACGTTCCACTCGCGTAGCTCAGTGGGACCACCCAACTCCAGCGACTCCACGATGAACTCATTGCTCTCTTCGCCCAGCGGTACGTCAGCGCCGGAGCGTAAGCCGCCGCCGACACGTGAACGCCTGGTCCACTTGATAAACAGGTTGTCGTCAGAGTCTCGCGCACCGATCACGTTCACGGGAGATAGGGGCTTTTTGGAAAAGCCCTGGAAGGTAAACGAGGTTACTGGCGCGTCAGCGAGCGCTTGTCCCACCGAAGCGGCTTTGAAGTTTCGCGCGGCGCCAATCTCAGCCGGATCCTCCTGGCGAAACTTCACGGAATCGTTAAACAAGACGGCCGTTGCACCCTCGACACTTCCCTCAATCGCGGCCGCATCCGTTCCGGCCCGTCCGTGCAAGAGGGTTGATAGCCGCACGCGGGCGACGTAAGGCGCGGTGGGCGCTTCGTAAGTGGCGTTGCAGAACTGGACCACGTTAGCCGAATATCCAGAGCCTAAGACCAGGAGATTTAGCGGCCGCGCAATTATTTCGCTTTCCGTGTGCGATTCGAAAAGACCATCATCGTGCAATAAGTCGAGCACAATTTCATTGTCCCGGTCGAAGACAGACGGATTTGCAACACCCGGCAAATCTGCTGCCAGCACGCCGATCGTCGCCGCCCGCTCAAAGGCGGTGAGGCGATCGTAAATGTCCTCGATCTCTTCCTTGTAAAGGATAGCGCCACGCCAACGGCCCTGTGCACCGTAAGGACAGGCAGCCACGTAATAGCCGAGCTTGTCATCCTCGAGGCGAAGTGGCGGCAGGTCCAGCAAAGCCAAAAACGTATTAGGCGGAAAGGCGACCGGCGGGATTTCCTGGCCACTGCCGACGATGCCGGCGCCGACCTGCGAATAGATGGCGCCCTTCTCCGGCACCGACTTGAATTTCACCAGGCCGCTTTGCGCGCGCTGCGCCGAGATGATGCGGTGCACATAGGTGGCATCGTCGGCCGTAAGCGTGACGACGTCGGTCGGCAGCAGGTAGCGATACTTGGGACCGGTCGACCACTCGCTGGGTTTGGCGGTGAGAATCTTTTCCCAGACCACGCGCTTGGCCACGGCATGCGCGGTGTCGGCATCGCCGACGATCGGGACGCTGAGCGTTTCCGGGTCACCGGTGTTGGCGAGCTCGCGCGAATAGTGTTGCTTGCCAGTGTGAAAGTCTTTGGTTTCGGAGATGTCGGAATAGAGCACGTCGACGGCGCCGGATATCTCGAGGTCATTCAAGTGGTCAATAGCGAGGGCGCCGTGCGGCATCTCGCTGCCCTCTTCGCGAGCAAATAGATCAATCGCCGGGATTGACACTATAGAGGCGCCACCGCGCGGGATGGCCGTTATCTTGCCGCCGCAGGGAACGATATCGAAGCCGTACCAGACCGAGAGCGCGTCGACATAAGCGCCAATCGGATCGCCGCGGTCGTAAATCATTCCTTCGACGATCGTTCCCTCTACCCGGCTAAAGTCCAAATCATCCGGGTCCGCCTGGTTTGTCTCGAGATACAAATACTCGAGTATCTTCCCGAGGTCCTGGATCATCGGCTCGATAGTGAAAGTGAAGTTGCCCAGCTGGCCATTTTTCACTTCATATTGATTGGCGACGATGTACCAGAAGCCGCGCATGGCGGAGACGTGGTCAGCGCCATGGAGCGCCACCAGCGTGGGCGATTGCAGCTGGTCCTCAGTTCCCAGGTAAAGCTCGAAAGGCGATTGGCCACCAGCGGCGAAGGTTCCATTCGTCGCGCCGGCGCCGTCCGCGGCTGGCGCGTAGTTGTAGAAAGGATTGGGCCGGTGCAAATCCGCCGGATAGGAATCGCTTGGATGGATGACGCCGGTCACGCGATCTTCGTCAGGCAGTTCGGCAAAGAAGAAAATGGAATCAATTGAAATCGTACTCGCCCCGAGATTCTTGAGGCGAATAGTGTTTGAGTTTCCGGATGGCACAGTAAGGTCAATCGTAAAGTCAGCGCGCACGCCACCGGACGACGGCAGCGAATGAGTGGATTCACTACCGGAATTGATCTTCACGCCAAGCGAGCCCAGCGCCGACGAGACGTAATAAACATTCAACTGGTAGGTCTGAGTGAAGTTGCCGCGCACACCGGTGAACGTTACCGCGGCGCCAGCTGGCAGAGACACACGCCGCCCGCCCGACATGGTTATATCGTCGACAATCAAAGCGCCGCCGGCGAGGGTGTTGGCCGAGGCCTCCGCTTCGTAAACACTCGAGGGCTCAACCGGGGAAGGGCGCAGATCGAAAATGGTTTCAGTCCCGGAGCCGGTGGTTTCCTTTATCTGCAGGAAGCTTTTGATTGGACCAACGCCGCCGAGGATGGCAAAGGTTTTCTTGTAACCGAAGTTGGTTACCGGGCCCTCGCCGCCACCGCCGCCGCCCTTGCCGCCGGTGCGCCCGGGAGTGGTGGTCTTATATTCGCGCGTAGCTTCGCCGTCGACGATGACGCCGGCCAGGCGCACCTGGCGCCCGAAACAGATCGGAATGTGCGCGCCTTCTTCGGCGGTCTGTACCCGCAGGTCATCGAGCCGGCCGCGGTCGACGGCCTGAGTCTTGGGCTTCTGCGTCAGCGCTGAATTCGCCAGCGCGAGACCGACTTCGATTGCTGCGAGTATTACTAATTCAGCCATGGGAATCAGTGGGCAGTGGGCAGTGGGCAGTGGGCAGCACAAACCCGCCGCCGCACCTGGTTATAATTCTGGTAATAATTTCCATCGGTTTAGACAACGCCGGGAAAACGAAAGGCGCCGGCGAGATATTTCTCCCAGCGGCGCAAGGGCTCTTCAATAACGCTGCCGCCGAGGTCCGTGCCGAAGGCGTGAATCAGCATTGGTTCGTATGGACCTTGAGCAACGATGCCGGCATGCGTGGCCTGGTCGGGAGTCTGGCGCGGAAAGAAAATGTGCAGCACGTGTCCTGCTGAAAAAGTGGGCAGTGGGCAGTGGGCAGTGGGCGGAAGGTCGGCCGGCCGAATCCAGAACCTCTCCAACTCACCCTCGAGCGCTTCACGGAATTCGACTGGATCCGGCTTGCGTTTGTAATTCATGCGGTGCACCTGGCGCGTCTCATGGCCAAGCTTTTGCGCGACTGCTAACAGCAGGCCGCGACAGTCGAGGCCAGTCTCCGGATCGATTCCCTGATGGAGAAACTTCACGCCCAGAAAAGAGCGCGCCGCGATTACTATTTGTTCTCGTTTGATGGAAACCATGAATCCCGGACGGGATTATGACTGACGATCAACCTGTTTTATGGAATTCCGAACTTGGATTAAGATAGGGTCAAAAGGGAGGAAAGAAAACCGATGGTTGGAATGATTCAAATACTCACGTACCTTCTCTGCATCTATTTGGTGTTCAAAGGAGTTGAGATATATCAAATTGCCGCGATGAGTGCCAATATTGAGAAGCGGGCTGGAGGGATTAGGCTTGGCGCCTGCATGATCGTGTTGAGTCTTATTTTCGCTGCCGTCTTCTGGCAGTGGTCCGACTCCCAAGCTTCGAGCTTACAGTCTGCACCCTCGACTCCGAGGATGCCTTAGCCTTCGGTCCTGGCCTGAGGTTCTTCACCAATTCGAGATCATTTTCCTCAATGACGTAAGACCGCCCAAATCTCCGAGCCGGGAGCTTCCCCTGCGCGATGAGGGTCTGCACCTGCCGAACGCTTCGCCCTAGGCGCTGAGCTGCCTCGTCTGTCGTAAGCATACCGCTGCGTCAATGCGAAAGATTGCCCTTGACAAGTTGTAGCGTTCTCGCGCAATATCTCCCGCATGCCACGCGGGATCAGAGACGGAAGCATCTATCGCGATAAAGCCGGAAATCTCCGGGTTCGAGTACGCTACACCGACCGCGAGGGCCGCAAGCGCGAAATGAAACGTTCCGCGCGGAGCTTCACCGATGCGATGCAGATCAAGCACCGGCTGTACGCCGAAATAGAAGCCATAAAAGCGGGCCGCCTGGTTCTCATGAAACCACGCGGCCCATACACCGACTCACCATCCCTGATAGGAGAACAAGTCAATGCACACGAAGAATACAGTCTTGCCATTCCCTCGGCTAGTTGAAAGATCAGAAATTTTTCCACCCGACGAGGTTGGGATGGTAGCGGACAGGCTGAAGGAGCTAATCAGCCACATTGCGGATCAAGTTGCTGCCCGCATCAGGGGGATTTGTCCACATTGCGGCCGGGTTTTTTCCCGGCTGGACATGCTGAACGGTCACATGACCAAGCATCGGCGGAAGCTCCACTTATGAGAATGTTTGTTCTCGGTATTGGAGAGTGACTATTCTCATAGGCGGTGTACCCCAAATGCGTAAATGCTCCAAATGCAAGCATCCAAAAGCTGAATTCCCTCCGCGCGGCGGCTGGTGCACTGACTGCGTCAATGCTTACAATCGCGCCCGCTACCAGGCCGGTAAGACGCAACGCAAGACCTATGACCATGATCGCTGGCGGCTGAAGCGTGAGAATGCAATTGCGGCGCGTGGCGGGCGCTGTAGCTGCTGTGGAGAGACAGAGCTAGGTTTCCTGCGAGTACTTGGAAAAACGGTTGTCTGCTTTAACTGTAGCCAGGCGGCGAAGCGTTTGGGTGCGTGCCCGCATAAGAAAGCTGCGGCAGCTAGGGCATGAAGAAGAAGCGCATTCGCAATCGTTCAGTTCAAGGGTTGGAGGACCTGGCTGCTTCAGGAATTACGGTAAGGGAGATCGCGGACGTTCTCGGTTTTACACTGGGAGGGTTAATTCAGAGGCTGCGTTCCGATAGAGCGGGGCGCCGTGCATATGACAAGGGCAGAATCAAAGCTCACAAAAACCCCTTCGGAGTTGGACGCTCTCGACCGCTAGCTGACCGCTTTTGGGAAAAGGTAGATAAGACTAACTATTGCTGGCTTTGGACCGGCGCAAAGCAAAAGGGTGGTTATGGTCTCATAATGGTGGATGGAAAAGTCGAACTCGCCCACAGGGTTTCCTATAGGTTGAACGTCGGACCAATTCCGAAAGGAAAGGCCATTAGACACGTTGTCTGCGATAATCCTCCCTGCGTTCGACCGGATCACACCGCGCCTGGCTCCCACCAACAAAATATGAATGACATGTACGCAAAAGGTCGCAGGAAAGCTGTAAGAGGAAAGAAGCATCCGCGCTGGAAACATGGCCGCTACGTCAAGGAGCCCTAATGATCCTCTGAATTTCCTCCACGTTTGTTATATATCGGAAGCCGCGGAAGTTGATGATGTTGGCGTATTGCTCACACTGATCTGGTGTGCGGTTGCAGCCTTCGATAATCGTAAAGACGTCGCCGCTCTCGATCGCGAAAGGCGTATCGAAGTGCAGCACGATTTCCTTGGTCGAATTGTCGTAACTCTTGATCTCGAATTTGCGCGGCGCGTTATCTCCCGACGTCCAGTGGATCTGGCCGTTCTCATAAGCGACGGTTGGCGACGCCAGGCCGGAAGCGCGAAAGGTGTGTTGCACGTCCGGAACTGCAGTAACCGTCTGAGCGGTGCGGGTGTAGGGCGCCAGGTTCAACTTGCAGCGCGCGTCACCCAGGACCTTCACGTCGCAGTTGGCGCCGGTCTTGCGCCCAATCTTTATCCTGCCGATGGCGGTCAGCGGCGTGGCCTGCGCGGTGAAGATCCGGCCTTCTTCATGGACGGTGCCGATGCGGCCGTCAAAGGGGACCAGCTGGCCCATGTCCGGATAGCGGAAGCTCAACTCGAATACCTCTAGCTTCGCGGAATTCCAGTCGCCGGCGTTTACGGCCGCGCGGGTAAATTCCTCCGTATCGAAGACTGCAGTGAATTCCAGACCAGCGGATTCCTGCCCGCTTTCGACGTCTATAGCGCTGGGCGTGATGCCGGTAATGGAACGAAACACTGTCGCGCCGTGACCCGGTAACAAAAGGTTGCGGGTGTTGTCAGTGCCGGCTATTGGATTGGTCAGCACGCTCGAAGCGTGTGGGGTCAACTTCCAGGCGAAACACATTTCCGCCGCCCGGCCGGCCATGTAGGTAATCAGGCTCTGGTCGGTGTAAGGCGACTGGAAATTAACTACAGGTTCAGGCACGGCAGCAATCAGGGGAAGAGGGGAAAAGGGTAAGGGGGAAAGGGTAAGCAACAATCGATTGAATCTTCCCCTTTACCCGTTCCCCTTTTCCCCTGTTGACCTTTCCTTTCATCGGTCTGCTTTCTGCATCGTTTCCAGGTCTTTCAATTGGCGCTGGTGCGCGGCGATCGCCGCGGCATACAAATCGCGCCGGCGTGGGTCAAACACCAGGTGCGGCGGATTGTCTTTAAGATTTTGCTGCAGCTCTTCGAGGACTTTGTTTTCTTCGGTCATCGAGGCTGCCATGTCGTTCCACGCGGTGTAAATCGCATTCGCGCGCTGCTCGCGCGACAGCTGGGGAACAGGGGAAAAGGGTAAACGGGTAAGAGCGACGCCGAGCGTGACGCTCCAGAGAGTCAGCATGAGCAGGAAGGTCGAGACTTCAAGTGGCCGCAAACGCCAGCGCAAATAGCGCAGTCGTTTGAACCAGCTTCCCCTTTCCCCTTTCCCCTTTTCCCCACTTCCCCTCACGTCCTTATCTCCCGCATCAGCACATTCGGAATCGTCCCAGCGGCGCTCGAGGTCGGCAGCCACTCGGTGGCATTGGTCCGGTTGAGATTGAAATAGATTTCGTCGGCCGGGAGTTTGTCTTCGGTGAAACGCACCGGCACGAAGAAGCGGCCGGCGCACGAGAGCACCGCATCATCACCCGGATTGTCGGCGAGCGTGATTTCACCGTCGACCGTGCAAACGCCACCGCTGGCGCCTTCGTAAGCGTTGGTGAAATCGTAGTCAGTACCCTCTATCAGCAGGGTGTGATCGAGAAAGAGCGTGAAGTGGCCCTTCTCGATTTTCTTGATAGGGCGGACATCCGTGTTCTCCGCGTCCTGGTACACTTTCGCCACCTGATAAATAACTGTGCCGGCCACGGTAGTTTCGAAGCTTTGCACCACGGTGTCGCTGCCATCGGTGAATTGGTAATCGAGCAGGTCGCGCACCAGGAAACCAAAGAGCCGGCCTTTGCGCAACCGGTGAAACTTGTAGAGCGAACGCAGATCGGCGAGCGAGCGCACGCCGTGCACGGCATCGAATTCGAGCACCTGATCGTCCCAACGACCGAGGCGCTGCTCCCAACCGTTGCCGAGGTCCGTAATGTCAGTAAGCCAGCCGGGCGCGGAAATGCACCTCTCCAGCGAGAGCGGGTAAAGAATGGGGTGGAAGTCTTGAGACATATCCGCAGATTCCGCAGATTTCACAGGTTCAAACAAACCACAGGCTGGGCAGAACGTTAGCCCTCAGTCAGTTTGTTTTTCTGTTCTGCGTAATCTGCGCAATCTGCGGACTCATCTTTTTCCCCGCAGTGCATCGATGCCGCTTTGAATGGCGCGCCCGGCGTCGCGCTTCATTGCGGTTTCGTTTTGCTTGAAGCTGCGGTAGTCCTTCACATTGGGAAAGACCAGCGGCACGGTGAGATTGCCGGAGAAATTCATTCCGGGCTGGAGCGCGGGCCCATCGGCGGAAACGAAGTCGCCCATGGCCAGGCGCGGGAAGCTGATGTTGCCGATTGAGGAAATCCAATCGCCGGCCGCATGCGACGTAAACTGGGGCAGGATGCCGGTGCGACGAATGAAACGTCCTAATAGCCGGGCGCTGCGGAGTGCGTGGCGCGGATCCGTGGTGACCACCATCTCGTCGTGACCGCCTTCAGCAACCTGGATGATGCGCCCGCCCGGACGCGCGAAGACGGGACCACCGGCGGCGAACGCTCCGCCGAACAACCCGCCGAGCCCACCAGATACATCGCCGCTACCACCACCACCGCCGCCGAATATTTGGAGCGCCATCTCGATTAGCTTCATGGCGATCATCTTCGCGATGATCCGCTCAAGTTCCTGGATGACCGAGATTGCCATTGCCCGAAACGCATCGGCTATAGACAGCGTGCCCGCAACAATGTCGTTGAGCGAGAGGATCAGATTTTCAACGCCGCCCTCGAGGGCATTGAAGAACGTGTCTTTTATCTCCCGACCAACGTCTTTGTAGCGCCGCTTCATTTCTTCGAGCGCCGCTATCTGCCGCTTGAGCGCCTCGATTGTTTTCGGATCCTGCTGGCTCTCGCTCATTCGTTGGGCCGCATCGAGTGCCGCCTGGAGGTTCACAATCTGTTCTGCAACTAGAGGCCGAATGAGGAGGCGCGCACGGACTTCCTCCAATACATTGCCGGAATGCTTTGCCAGGATGAGATCCATGTCCGCTTCGATCAGCGCATTCTTTTGCGCGGCGGCAGCGAGCAGATTCTCTACCCGGGTCCTTTCGATTTCTGCGCTGACGAGCTTATTAACAATATCCAGCTGCTCCGGCAGAGACTGTTTCAAGGTATCGGAGGCGTTAGGATTGGCAATCTCGGTTCGCAGAGTTTCAGCGAGCGCGCGGAACTTTTCGATGATGGCGTCAATTGACTGCAGGCCCTCAAACTGAGCGGCTTCCTCGTCCAGCTGGACAAACTGCTTGCGCAGAGCCTCGAAGGCGTCGGCCTCTTGTGCTTTTAGATCGACTGCAGCCTGGCCGCGGTTGCGGTGCGCAACAACGACCTTCTCATCAAGCTTGATGAGTTCAGTGTGAGTCTTGTTCGTTTCGATTTGGATCTTCCGCCGGCGCTCTTCCTCATTGGTGATCGACTTATCATTCTTAAGTTCCTCGAGCTTGAGGGCGAGCTTTTGCTGCTCGGCAATGCGCTGGCTGCCGAGGTTTTGCAATTCCTTATCGAGAGTGTCGACCTGGAGCTTTAGCTCCTGCGCATAGAACTGTTTAATCGATAGCTGCCGGTGCGCGAGCTGTTCCTGGAGAGCTTTGCTCTGGCGCTGGAGTTCGTCTTTGAAGAGATTGAAAGCTGATTCCGCGGCGGCGCGATCGACAGCGAAGATCGACTCAGCGACGCTAGGCAGAGACTTCTGCTTCGCGCCGCCACCACCTTTATGGCCATCACTACCGGCAATCTTCAGCCGCGCGGCTTTCTCTTTAGTGTCAACTACACCGGGGACTGCAAACTCACCCGTTTCGTCGAACTTCTGAAATAGGTTTGGATCATTGAACCGCGGGTCCTCAACCGGCTCGGGCCGACCAAAACGATCCAACTTGTACTGTTGACCAAGTAAGGTGAACTGGGTTGTGCCCTGCTGGCCAGGCCGAGCAGCGGAGAACTTGGCAAAATCTTGTCCCAGGGTACGGACGTCTTCCATGACCAAGGCAACGCCTTTAAGAATGGTGCCGATTTGTGTTGCCGCGAAACTGAAAATCGCAATGACGTCATCGGCCCACGTCTTTACATGATCTTTGTTGGTGTCCAGAGCGGAGCTGACCGCATCCAGCGCTCCCGTGACGGTGGGCATGAAACGCTCGCCAACGGTTCGGGTGACGGCTTCGAACCTATCTTCGACTTCTTTTAGCTTCAGCGAGAATTCGTGAGCTTGCTGGGCCGCCGGTCCCGAAATGAGAGTTCCCATTTCACGATACTTATCAATCGCCAGGTCAAGATTTCCATTACTCTCTTTAACAATCCCGAGCACGTCCTGCCCGGCCCGCCCAAAAATCTTCATCGCCAGAGCTGTCTGCTGATTTCCATCCTTCAATTCGAATAGAGATTTAAAAGCTGAGCGCAGTGCCGTCTCATTGTCGCGTACGTCGATGTTGAGGGCTTTGAAGACACGACCCATCTCCTTATCGCCCTGGTTTACCGCCTCGACGTTCTTCTCAAAAATCCCGAGCGAGGTACTTAGGCCGTTGAAGTCGCCGCCTGTGTCTTTAACCAGGTTCTTTAGTCCGGAGATGGTCTCGACCGCAAAGTTTGTCTTCTGGTGGACCCGGAAAATCTCATCGCCGGCTTCAGCCGCTTTCTTAGCAAGCTCAAAGATGGTAATCGCGGCCGCGCCTCCTCCCGCAACCAGGGCGCCAAAAAGCAGCCCCACTGGACCGGCCAAATGTCCCAACTCTCCTGCCTCGGTACCGATGGCGCGGAGTCGGCTGGCGGTTCCGCCGAGCGGACCTTCGGCGATGACCGCGGAGGACGATAAGACACGAAACAGTTCGCCGAGGCGTTTCAGTCCACCTTCCGCGTGCGCGGTGTCGACGTTTACTTTCGTATTGCCGTGGGCTTTAACCTGCTTCAGGCCGTCGACGAATGTC